TTTAATAATTGATACTCGTCTAAAATCATTTGTTGTATTGAAGTCACCAGAGTTTGATGTTTCTGCACCTTCGAAGTTTGTATTAGTCATTACAAAGAAACCGCCTAATTCATCAACTGCGTTTTTACCATGTCCGCCTTTAGGTTCTATAATTACATCTAATTCTGTACCTGATAAACTTGTTGCACCTGCAGCTACAATATCTGCAACTCTAATATAAGCAAAAGTGTAACCTGTTCCTGGTGTTGTAACTGATACTGCTGATACTGCACCAGATGAAACTGTTACTGAAACTTTACCGCCCGAACCGTCACCTCTAATATCAATATTAGTATGAGTACCGTCTGCACCGCCTGAGCCAGCAGTTTTAATTTTTACTATATTGATAGCACCATCTACAGCAGCCGCTGATACGGTTGAATCTGTTGCAACTGCCATAAAGTCAGTTGATAAAAAGTTAACTTGTTGTGAAGCAGATAATGAATACATATATTTCCATTTGTATCCGTCACCTGTTGTTAAAATTGATGTTGATGTTCCTGTTGGTTCAACAGTTGATTGTGCGTTATTATTATTATCTAATACTTTGTAAACATTATTTGCACTTGATAAGACATAGAAAGTAGCGTCAAATAAATTAGTAGCACCACTATTTGCCGACTGCGTATTTGTAGTGCCAGTTATCCTATTGCCATAATCATGTCTGTAATAATCGTAAATTGTTCCTGTTGTCCAGTTTCTTCTTGGTATTGCGAAAGAAACATCACTTGTTGTTATTCTTTTTGCAGCTAATAAATCATCAAAAGAGTAAAACTCATCTTGAATTGAATCAACTGGTGTTAAAGGGCTTGTATCTGTTCCCTCGTTATCTGTTCTACTATCACCTCTAGTAGCAGTAGAATAAGCTTGAGGACGACCTAAACCCATGTAATAGACAGTATTTGCTGTTTCGCTAAATGATTCAACGAATTGTTGAGCATTGTGTCTTCTAAATTTGTTTGTTATTATCGCCGGCATAATTTTTATTTTTCCTTTTAACTATTTATAATCATTTCCCTAGAATGATACTATGACCACTCCTTTTCCACCTGCACCACTAGCATATGATGTAGGACCTCTACCTGCACCACCACCTGAGCCTCTATTTGCTGTTGCACTTTCCCCGCTAACATTACCGCCTGGAGCAGTAGTCGAGCCACCTGCGCCTGCACTACCTGGCGCTGGTACACCTACTTGTGCTGTACCTGAACCGCCACCTGCATATTCTACGGCAGAGCCAGATATTGAATATGATTTACCTGCACCACCTCGACTTGCTGTACCTGGTGCTGGGTTTGCGTCTGGATGATAACCTGCATTACCGGCTGCACCTGCACCACCGCCACCGCCGGATGCCTGTGAACCACCTGGTCCTGCACTACCGCCTGGATTTCCAAAACCGTAGTTACCTGATTCGCCTGATTGAGTTGGTTGAGTGCCTGTACCGCCTGAGCCACCACTATCTCTACCTGCACCTCCGCCTGAACCTCCAGAATTACCTGATTGACCATGTTGACCACCTGCACCACCGCCTTTAGCAGTTAATGTTCCAAATACTGAATCTGAACCTTGTGGTGAACCATCTGTCGTAGCAGCACCTCCGTCACCAACTGTAACTGAAATTGTTCCACCTGGTGTTACGGTAAATCCTGGTCTATAAATTAATCCGCCGGCACCGCCTCCGCCACCGCCGTTACCATTTGATTTAGCACCACCGGCACCGCCAGCGACTACTAGTACATCAACTGATGATAAACCGCTTGGTACTGAAAAAGTACCTGAAGATGTAAATGATGTTATTGATGGAGCATTTACTGTAATTGTAAATTGTCTATCACTTGTATTTGAAGCAGCGTCTTTAGCTCTAATTGTAAATGTAGAAGTTGTGTTTGAACCTACAGCGTCTGGTGTTCCTGATATAACTGCACCTGAACTTGTAGAGGCAAATGACATACCTGACGGTATAGAACCTGATTCTAATGTATAAGTTACATCACCTGCTGACTCTGGGTCAGAGGCAAAAATTTCAAATGGGCCAAACGAAGCTCTTGTGCTATCAAATGCTGTGCCTAAAGAACCAGCCGCTGTGCTGAATACTGGTTGAGCATCCACATTTATTTGATTTAATAAAGACGCTGTTAAACCTGAGCCAGCTGTAACTTTTACATCAAATGGCTCACCTGAATTTAATAAACTAGATTTAGCAATAACACCAGTAATTTGTGTATCTGAATCAACTGTTTGTGAATCAAATGCAACATTTGAACCACTATTATTTACTAATGTAGCTGTTGCACCTGTAAAACCTGTACCTGTTATAACAAATGAAAAATTACCTGTACCATCACCTGTTACTGCATTTGTAGGAGATACACTTGAAATTGTAGGGAAGTTAAGTAAATTTGTTTGTGTAATACTTCTTAATGCACCAGCTGATGTGTCAAAAATTAATAACTCGTCATTTGTAGCTGCACCTGCATCCAGTAATGTAGTGTTAGGTATATCTACTGATAAAGTAGAACTTGATTTTGCTAAACCGTCACCAGCCTGAGCTGTAAGGTTAGAAACCTGAATTTTTTTTAATGTACTCGCTGATGTATCATGTATCAATACAGTATCAGTATTGTTAGCAGCTTCGGCTAACTCTGTATTCCCCGTTATTACAGAGGGGTCTAAATTTGAATCTTTAATTTTAGTTGTCATTTTACTTCCCTATTTATTATAGCTCCTTAATTAAAATCGCCTCTGCACTTACAGGAGCAGTAGTAAAGGTTAAAGTTGTCCCCGATACACCATAGTCTGTCGTTGGTTTTTGGAAAACACCATTTAAAAATACCAACACATTATCAACTGTCGCTCCGCTTGTAACCGTAAATGCAACCGTTGAACCGTCACCTGTATATGCTCTTGTATTACAAGTTAATTGACCTATGCCAATTGTTTTATTTGATAAAGTTTGAGTTGCAACTTCAGAAACCAATGTTGAGTTAGCTCCTTTTGGTAACAACATTTCATTTGTAACACCCTCACTATGAGGTTGTGCCATAATTTTTTGTCCGTGGGAGTTAGATGAGCAATTTAATTGAATTTGACCGTCTGTACTACCACCGCCTCTAAATTCTGTAATATATGTGTTACTATCAACTAATAAATTACCAGAGGCATTTGTAAGTGTTTCTGTTTGAACACTTGTTAAACCTGTTATTGTACTATTTAGAGTAAAATTTACAGAATCACCAGATACAGTAGAAGTTAAATTTGTTCCACCTGATAATAATAATCTTTCACCGTATGTTATTGTAGATTCTGTCGAACTTTCATCAACAATTGTAAAAGCTGTCGTACTTAAATTAGAACCGTCTGAACTAAAAGCTGTATAAATTTCATTAAAATTATCATTAATTAAATCACCACCAGCACGAATTGTTGTTCCTGTGCCGTCATTTGCTGATGAACCAATGTTAATTGTTTGTTTTGCCATTTTACTCTCTATTTTCCCTTATATTTATACAAGTTTTATCATTATGTTTGGTCAAAAGTTACCGTTGTTGTATCAAATTTAATTGAGTTACTATCAAATGTTGTTCCTGGTGCTGTTACTGAAATTTCAGTAGGATAACCTAGATAAGTTTTTAAATTATCTGTAGCATATGCTGTAAATGTATAACCATCACCGTTTCCTGGTGTGGCTGATGTATCACCCATGCCTTGAAATCTATGCTCAGCCCAATTGACAAACTTCATAGGCGAAATATATCTATTTGTACCGTTGACACTACCAGGTATAGCTGTTGTTTGAGCGTTTGTATGAGTGCCACTAAACATATTACTAGAACTAAAAGGTTGACTATTCATTTTTAAACTACCCATACTCATACCTGCATGAGCAAAACCTAATAGATAATCATTACTATGTAAACTAATATTGTATAGTGTTGAGTTTCTACTTAAATTAATTGTATAAGCTCTTCTTAAAGTAATATCTCTTGTATTTTGTGTAAAGTGTTCACTTGTGCTATCATCAAAGTCTGGGTCAACGCCTAATTCTGGATTACTTCTTAATGTTGTACCATCATCAACTGTTCCAAGTCTTCTACCAAATATAGTAGAGAATAGTTGACTGATAACACCAAATATTGGACTTTCTGAAATGCCAGATATTTGACCATCAACTGGCTGAGAAATCTGAGCACTAATTCTACTTTCAATATTAACTTGACCAGTAAAATAAAAACCTGCTGTGTGCATTGTTGATTTAAATGAATTTCGCCAATCGCCTATTGCACGACCAACTTTAATTACATAAGAAAAATCTTGATAGTATAAACTATCTTGTATTCTCATAGCGTCATCTGAAATATGACCGTCTTCATTTATAAATGTTCCGTTTGTATCGCCGATTGCTGTAACAGTTGTTGTAGCAGTTGATTGTTGTACTCTAGCGATTGTAGCAGTTGCACCGTTAGCAAGTGTAATTGTTCTACCTGCCTGAAAAGTACCACTCGCTGATTTAAATTTTAATGTTTGTAAACTAGAGTTAAAAGATACAGAGGTAGCTGTAACAGTTGAACTAGAACTATCTAAAGAAGTCATGCCTAGGTCTGCAACAAAAGTACCTGATATATCTTTTAATATCATAACTCCAGGAACATCTAAAGTAGGTGGGCTTGGCGATTGATGATACTCTGCGCCTGGCTCTACAATTTTTAATCCTAAAACTCTACCAATATCTGTACCGTTTGCTAAAATTTTTGCTGATTCACCTGCCGTACTAGTTACCGTTATTGTAGGTAATGTAGTGTAGTTAGAACCTGCATTTATAATTCTTATATCTGTAATATCATTGCTACCTGTTCCTGATTCTTGTACAACTTTATTTCCTGTATATGAATCGCCTCTTACAGTTTCATCTTCTAATATAATATGGTCATCTGTCGTTGATGTTGAATCTTCAGGTGTTAATCCACCATTTACAAGTGAAACTTTTGCAACTGCACCACCGCCGTTTGTGTTTGCATTATTAAATACTAAATCATCACCTATTTCATAACCGTTACCTGCGTCATCAATAATAAAATCTGTAATACCACCATTACCAATTGCATTAACTTGAATAATAGAACCTGTGCCACCGCCTGTAACAGGCACACTATCATTTTCTGCTGATAAAAATCCATCATTTGTAATTGATATTGTTCCTGGTATTCCTGAAGTTGTTGCTTTAATAAAAGATGAAGCGTCATCTGAAGCTGTACCTCTTACTTCTTCACCTGTTGTAAAAGTACCAGTTATTGTATTTTCTGCAATTGTAAATTCTGTTATCTCATTTGCACCAATTTGAAATTTAGATACCTGTTCTATAAAAGCTGTTGCGCCTGAAGTTTGACCTGTGATTGTTCTACCAATTAAATCTGAAGTATCACCTACTGTAGCTATAGCTCTTAAAATTTTATTTGTTGTCCATTTACCATCAGATACACGCAACATATTTTCTCTAGGATAAATTGTTTCTGAAGGCAAACCAAATAACATTCTAAAAAATATTTCATGGCCTCTTGTTGTACCTTTTGCTCTATAAACTGATTTAATATTTTTTATTAATTTTCTTTTATCAACATTACCATCTAAATTTTCTGGTATTGTATTTAAAAATTCATTTCTAAATTTTGTTAAATAATTTGATATTACTTTATCAGGATCCCTAAAATTTAATAAGTCTTGAATTGTATTAACAGGATTAGGTTGATAAGTGTTAAGTATTGCTTGAGCAGATGAACTAGCACCAACTAATGTTTCGCCTTCGATAAATTTATCTTGAGCAGATATGTAAAGACAACCATTATCTAAATCTTCTTTTAAAATTGTAGATGTAGCTTTTGAAGTTTGACCAGTTACAGTTTCACCTCTTGTAAATTTACCATATTGAGAATCTTCTAACATGATATTATCACCAGCGTCTAGCTGTGTTCTATCAGTATCTATTCTTGAAGCGTCTAATAATAATTTACTTGTGTCAGTTGTTATTTCTGACTCTAATCTTATACCGTCTGATACTTCAATACTTGTTACGGTAATCTTAGCAGATTCCATAAAAGTATAATATGATTTTACAAATTCTAAAAATTTAGGATGGTCAGCTACTACAAATTCTGGTAGTTGGCTGTTTATGAGATTGGATATTTTGTCAGTAAATTTTGCCATTTACCAAATCCTTAATAACTACTTGATGTTGTATATCCTACACCTGCGTCAGCAGAGCCGCCAACGAATGTGTCAGATTCTACCGTTATTGTTGAGTTTGCCGTGTCAATATTTAAAATTTGGTCTCTAACAGGAACAACATCATTAGAACTTGGTGTAACTGTTAATTCTATTACAGTTGAAGCTGCGCCTCTTATATTTTCTACGACAGAAACATTTAAAGAATTAATTGTAACTTGACCTGTTGCATAATCTATTGTGCCTTGTGTATTATTAGCATATGTTCTTGTAGAACCTGATAAACTATATCGTCTAACATTACCTTGGCCATCATCATCTAAAAAGTAAATAGTATCTGCGTCACCATCTATTTTAAAACCAGTTGAACTTAAAATACCACCAGAAGCTGAATTATGTCCTGAATGAGGATTATACAATGCGTTTCTAAAATATACATCATATTTTGAAGAAGTGCCAATTAATGGTGTAAAATCTTTTCTAATTTTAACATTTGTAATATTTGAAACAATACTAGTATCAGTATTATCAATTAAACCTACGATTTTTGAGTATCTAAAAACACCATCAAATTGGTTTAAAGTATTGGTGTTATATCCTGATAAAGTTGTAATTACATTTGATTTTAATGTATCACTTGTTTTTGTTGTTGCACTCGCATTATATTTTACATTTGAAGTTAAAAGAATAGATGTAGTTTCCGGGTCAACTATTTCAGGCCTTACAGATACAACATTAAATTTCTTTAATTGTGTTTTAATACTTTCTTTTGTTGAATTTGATAATGATGAACCTTCAATTGGTTTTATAGCAATCTTAACAACACCATATTGTGGTGTTTCATCATCTTCACCACCCCAAGCACTAACTGATTGAGCATTTGCATAAACTGATTTTACAATTGTTTCATAATCTTTTGAAGTAACAGCTCTATCTTGTGCTGTATATTGTAATGGTGCATTAAATCTTATTGATTCTTTTGTTTGTGGTTCTGCACCGTTACCAGCATTTGATGTAGTTGTAATTGTTACATCTGAAAAACCACCTATGTCGCCTGATAATGTAAATGAACTTGCACTATTAGCTTCTGTTTTATTTGTAACAACATATTCTAAAATTACTATATTACCATCAACTGGTTTTTTACCTAATATGCCATCACCAAAATAAACTTCATATCTTTCATCATTACTTTCTTGTAAAAAGTATGATTTTGATACATCTGTTAAACCTGAATAACTATTTGCTAAACTATAAACTTCAGTAGTTGTATCACTTGCCGAAGTTTGTAAAGATACTTTTAAAGTTGAAGTATCTGCGTTATTACTTGGTATGATAAATTTTTGGTCAACATCATTACTATCAACTGTATATTTAAATGTAACTAAAGTGCCTTCAAAAATGTTTACATCATCAAATTGAAAAACACCTGCGTTTGGTTGAATTGTATAAGATTGATTTGTTACAAATTGATATGATGTGCCATCAACTGAAGTTGTAAACACCGTGCCTTTTGCCATAGTTAAAGATGTTGTTGTAGATGGTACACCATTTACTTTAACTGATAGTACAGCATTTGAAGCTCTTGCTGATGTTGGCGTGTAACCTAACATCTTTGCTAATGATACAATATTTTTTCTTATGTCTGCTGAATCTAAATACATTTCATTTGCTAACATATTAGCATTGAAACCTAGATAGTGTGTGTTGTAAGCAAGTGTGTCTAATAAAACTGCAAAACCAGAACCTTCAAAATCATAATCTTGAAATTCAGATTGACCTTGTAAAAAAGTTTTTAAATTTGTTTTGATATTATCAAAATCTAATTCTGATACAGTTAATTTATTTGAAGCCATTTACTTACCTAATTCTTTGTAGTGTTGTTGTAACAGAAACAGGATTTGGTAAATTTAATACATAAAAATTTACAACCACATCTATGGCGTTTCTGTCCATTTGTTCATTAACTTGAATAGAAGTTAAGTTTGCTCTTGGTTCATAATTTCTTATAACTTCTTCTATTTTTCTTCTCATAAAAATACCAGTCATTGGTGTGTAGTTTTCAAATAACATATCTCTAACACCACAACCTAATTCAGGATGAAAAGGTCTCTCGTAAAACTGCGTATTAATTAAATTTCTAACACTTCTTTTTACTGCTTCAACATCTGTAATTTTTACCACATCATTGGTAACAGGATGTCTAGTAAAATCTAAATCTAGGTCTACATAAGTCCTAGTAGATTTTTTACTTTTGTTTAAACTTGAAGCGTCATAATTTGCCATAACGGTAATATTTATACGAGTTTTTTAAACTAACCAGAGAAAACATTACCAGAACCGCTTGTCATAGCACCAGCGTCTGCACTATCGCCTATTCTTGCAACTGAAATACCATGAACTCTTACAGTAGCTGAACCTGCATTAACAGTTGCTACATGAGGAGCGCAAGCTGGCACAGGTGGGAAAGGGTGTGATACAGTAGGGTCGCCTATTCTAGCAATTAATATTGAATTTGCACGAACAGTTGATTGGCCAGGTGTTGCAAGTGTAGTTGTGCCTACACAGGCATGACCTGTTGTTAATGAATCACCTTGTCTGCTAACGGCTGGCATTTTTTAGTGCTTCTCGTCTTCTTTCTTGTATTAACGCTTGTTTAATTTTTCTACCTATTGGTATCGCTACATAATGACACATTTCTTTACCTTTTTTACTAATATATTCAACTGCTATCTTTGTGTCTTTAAAATCTGATTGAACTGACATTATAGCCTTTTTTAGACTAATAGCTTCTTTTTCTTTTTCATCACCTGCTTCATTCCAAAACTTAAATATTCTCATTTTTGCCATAAATTACTAATCCTTACAATTTTCACATCTACATTCTTTACAACATTCTATTGTAACATCTTTTTGGTCACCGTCTTTGTAAGTTTGTAAACATTTTTCATTACAATGACTTAAATGGCCGCAATTTGCACAATGGGACATGATTTTTTCCTTTTTCTACTATTTATCAAAAATTACAGCGAGCTTTCATCTGCTGTAAATTGATTCTTTTCATGTCATCCATAGAATCAATCGCTGATTCGCCAATTCTTTCATAATCAGGCGACCATTTACACTCGAATCGCTCATTTTTTGTTGAAAAATTGCAAGAATTGATGAAAAAGAACAAACATAGAACAAAAAAAGTTAAAAAATGTTGATTTTTCACGCTTTTTTGAGTAATTTTTTTCATTTTTTCTGCTTTTTTCGCTTGCTTTCTATATTTAGCTGTGGTATAGTATCCATATGATTACGAAAGGAAACACTATGAATACTTTATTTAGTATTACTACTATACTTTCAGCGATTTTAGCTGTTGGTGCAATAGAAGATTGTGGTGGTCATTGTTTAGGCAATGAAAACTGGACAATGTTCTTTATTATGCTTGCCATTATGATTGGTTCTGGTATAATGACTATATTAACACTTAACAAAGGACAATAAACTATGATAAAAGTAGAAAAAACAGCAAAAACACTAGACGAAGGAATTAAAAACCTAATGGCTGGTGCTAAATTAGACTATGAAAGAATGTCAACTAGAAACGGTCAAACAGAATTGACAGGTTATTCTAAAGAACAAGTTGAAACATGGGATAATAAAACAAAAGTTATGCCTGGTAAAAAGTACATTAAGATTGTACAAGATACTGGTGTTTTTTGTTTT